GCCGATGTTGATGAACCCGAGGTCCGGGTTGCCCTTGTGCTGCGCCAGGTAGCTGAACAGCGTCTTGAGGAACCCCTGGACGTGTGCCTTGCGGATCTCCGCCAGCACCTTTTGCTTGACCTTGACTGCCGCTTCTGTCGTGAATGCTGCCATTGTCGTAACTCCTTACGCTAGGGACAGGGTGCAGCCCGAAAGCCTAGCTCGTTGACTTACTGCCTTCCTGCACGAAGGTCGCTTCACCGGCACGAAGCTGCTTGGCGAACCACGCTGACGACCCGATCTGCTCCAGATCGTCCGCTTCCTTCGCCGCCAATTCTATCTCCTGGCGGCGCTCCATCTCGACAAGTTTCGCATCTGCGGCCTCTGGACCGCCCGCTGCCCAAATGTCGTGATCGCGGAGCCACTGGAGCAGTTCGTACCAGTTGGGGTTCCGCAGGATGCTCGTCACGGGCACCAGCCCGTGTTGCAGTGCCGTCGCCAATTCCGAGTCGGTGTTGACTGCCGTCAGCCGCTTCGCGGCGGCACTCCGCCGCATCAGCCGGTAGACGGGTTCTTGCACGCCTGGCATCAGCACCAGTTCCCGGTCGTAGGCTGCCACGTCACGCAACAGCCAGTCCGGAGGCGCCGGCAAGTTCCACGGGTTGCGCGGCGCCAGCCAGTTCGTCACTTTGTTCCGGCAGGATTGGCGAAGACGACCCCGCCCCCCTCTCCGGCCCCCATGCCGGCGCCGGCCAATTCGGGCCGCACGCCAGTGTGCTGAACGGACGTGACCTTCTGCCGATCCGGCGGCAGTTGCTTCCGGTCGAGACATTCCTGCTTCGACTGGTCGTACTTCACCTTGTCGGTCGGGAGGTTCCAGCCTTCGACCCACAGGTAGCTCTCGAACTGCTCCGGATTGTAGGGGTTCTCCGTCCCCATGATGCGCGCCTGGAAGATCGCCTTCTGCGCGGCGGCGGGCGACATGAACGCCGTGCCGTTGGCCGGCACGACGCAACTTCTGCCGTCGTAGGTGACGGTGATGTCCTTGTCCGACCGATTGCCCACTCGCACGAAGCCGCTGGCGAAATGCTGATTCATATGCGTCCTGTCCCCAACTAACCGGGGGCGGGTTGCCCCGCCCCCGCGTCAGTTACTCCGCACGGACGACGACGAGCGAGGTGCCCGTGATGCCGTCCAGTCGAGCGTTGTACGCCGGGTAACGGCAGTGGTACTGCTTGCGGATGCGATACCACGCCTCGAAGGCGTCACGCCCCGTCGAACCCGAGCCGATGCGGGTCAGGATCTGTCCGTCCTCGTCCACCCACTTGCCCGGCTCCGACTCGTAGCAGATCCAGCCCGAGTTGGCCTTGTCGAGCAGCATGAGTGTGTCGAGGGGGAAGTCCCGGATCACCTTGAAGGGCACTTCGCCCACGGTGATGTCCCCTTGCTGGAAGGCGACGGTGCCAGCGTCGGGACGCTGAAGCGTGCCCGCCGTGTAGCGCCGGTCGCTCGCCATGATGTTCAGGTACACCCGGCGAACCGAGTGGTGCCCGACCAGGATGTCCACCTTCGCGCCGAGCTTCTGATCCAACACGTCCGAGACGGACTGGAGCAGATCGACCGAGAGGGCACCCGTGGACGCCTTGACGTAGGCGTTGAAGTTGCCATACGTCGCGCGATCCACGCCGAAGTAGTTGCCGCGATACGTGCCGTCGTCCACCAGCGCCATCAGCCCCCAGAAGGCGTGTTCGTAGCTGGTGTCCAGGATGTCCGTCACGCTCGAACTGGCGACCTGGACGATGTAGTCGTTGTCCGCCGCCACGGTGGGGGTGCCCGACATGGTGATCGAGGTGCCATCCGAGGAGCAGGACAGCACCTTGAGGATGTCGGCCCGCAGGGCACCCGTTGTCGGGTTGACGAAGCCGATCCACATCCCAGGGATGATGAATCGGTTGCCGAAGTTGTCGCCGGTGATCCCGCCAGGGGCATCGACCGTCATCGTCGCGCCGCCGGTGGGCGAAGCGTCGTCCACCAGGCAGAGGACGCCGCGCCCGTCCGTCGCCAGGGCGTACTCCTCGCGCCGCGCGATGTCCTTGATCAGACCCTGCATCTCGTCGCGCTTCGCCTGCTTGAAGGCACCCTTGCTCGACATCGAATCGGAGATCGCCTCCGAAGTCAGCCGAATCCGCGCCATCAGCTTGCGCTGCGAGATCCGCACCTGGACGTGTCCCTGCGCGCCGGCATCCGCGAACGCCGAGTCCTCCCCGACGAACATCGGAGAGACGTTGCGCGAGACGTGCGCCGTGTAGACGACCTCACGCCCGCTGAACCCCTGCGTCTCGAACTTGAACAGATCCTTCAGGGGGTTGCGATTGTTGACTTGCTCCGAGACGTAATCCTCGTAGAAGTCCTTGAGGATGCCGTCAATCTGCTGTGTGTCCGCTCCCATTGTTCCGTCTCCGTCAGCCCTGATTCATGCGGGACATCAGGGCGTCGAAGGCAGCTTCGTGAAGTTCGTCTTCCGTCTTGGGCTTCCCTGGCCCGCCTTGCCCGAGCGTCTGGGTGCCTGGCCCCGCCTTGGGGAGCCGAGACACCCGCTGCGCGGACTCGCGCGGGTTCACGGTGGCCTGGCGACGGAACGGATCGAACATCCGCTTCTGCCGATTCGCCCACCATTCGGTAGCGATGCTCATGTCGCCCGACATGTACCGTTGCCGGGCTTGGGGCACGTTGTCCAGGTAGTCGATGAAGGCGACGTGGAATGCCCGTCGATCTTCGTTCTCCAACTGGATGCCCTTGAACGTCGCGTTGATCGCCGTATCCAGCGTCCGCACCGCTTGCGCGCCGAGATTGTCGTACACCTGCGCCTCCATCTGGCGCACGGTGGGGACCATCTCTGCGGCGGAACGGAGTTCGTCCGCGCGACCCGCGAGTTCCAGCATCTGCTTGAGTTCAGGAACGACCTCCAGCAACTGCTCGCGGATCCGCTTGGCGTTCTCATCGACTGGCGCCTGGGCCTGCCCTTGCTGCCGACCTCCCCGGAGTTCCTGGAGTTCGCGCTGCAACTGCTGGTTCTGTTCCCAGATCTGCCGAGCCGACTGCTCCCACTGGCGCCGCGCTTCGATCACTTCCTGAAAGCGATGCCGTGGGATCATCCCGTCGTTGCCTGGCTGGCCGGCAGACTCGCCGGTTTCCGCACCGGCAGGCGAGGGTTGAGTCTGCGACGACGGATCTTGCTGGGTGCCGGTGGGCGAGTCCGACTGTGCGCCCGGCTGAGGATCGTACCCGTCGAACGTGTCTGACATACCATCTCCTCCCCTTGGTGACGCAGTTGGGTCTGCGGGAGCGGTTCGTCAGACTATGCGCGGAAGCGTCTCACATTGTCAATATCTTGACGGTTTCCTGAAGTCAGAGAGGGGACGGACAGCCGGCCAGCGTGGACGCTGTACCAGCGGGACATTGTTCCTGTCCAGCGTCCGCCCACACATGTTACAGAAGCGCACATCACCCCACTCCTCGAAGGAGAGGTGATTGCAAGGGATCTGGTTACTCTGGTCCTCTGTTCTGGGGTGTCTCGTCGTTGTTCCCATGTGGCTCGTCAGCGGGGTTGCCACTCTCGTGATTGGAACGCTCCATCGCGCCGCCACGCTTGGGCGGCGCCTGGGCGGCGGCTTGCTGCTGCATGTCCCGCATCCCGACAGCCTTGGTTTCCTCCAAATGCTGCAAGAACGCGACTTCCAAGAACGGGAACTGCGCGAAGATCTCCTTCGCCCGGTCGGAGTTGGCCCACTTTCGGTGTTCCGCGAAATGCACCAGCGGGTTGTGATAGAGCTTGTGCTGGAATGGGGTGATCGGCGGCAGTGTGGGCTTCTGTGGCATCGGCATCCCCTGCTGAAGTAGCTGCTGGGAACCCTGCGCCCACTGCATCATCTGCCCCTGCCACTGCTGGATCGCCATGCCGACCATCGGCATCTGCTGCTGGTTGGCTGTGACCCACTCCTCGAAGGCGTCCTGCTCTGCCAAGGCACTTTTCACGTCGAAATCGAGGCTGGGGACCAGATCTGACAGCCCAAAGCCCTTCAGGATGGCGTATTGCTGCTCCGGATCCTTGGGATTGAGCAACCCAAGCTGGTTGGCGTGTTCGATAGCGGCGCGACGGCCCAGATTCGTCTTGGGCGCCTGCGATCCGTCTTCTACCAGGATCTCGATGGCCCCCTGGAGGTTCGCTTTCTCGAAATGCTTGAACGTGTAGCCAGAATTGGGCTTGGTGACGGACATCACCCGCTCAGTCGGGCCAAACTCACGTTCCAACTCCAGCGCCATCGTGTACCAGCGCCGGTACGCCTCCCCGCGTTCCTTGAAGACGGTCGAAAACCGGCTTTGGGCACGTTCGACGAGCAGTTGCAGCGTCGAAAAGGCTTCCACGCCAGTCGGCGCGTTGCCTTTCAGCACGTCCAGGGTGCCGGCCAACTGCTCGAAGTCCTGAATGTACTGGGTGCGAAGCTGGAACAGCGTGGCCGGCATGTTCGAGCCTTCCACCTTCTCCGGTTTCGCGTTCCCGCCGGCGGCGAGCGGGTTGTACTCGACCACCAGGCCCGGCGCGCCCGTGAAACTGCGGATCTCCGCCCCTTTCGGCTTCAGCCAGACCGGGTTGGACATGCGCTGGACCCCCAGTTGCATCAGGGAGTCCAGTTGGTTGATCTGATCCTGCTTCTGGACGCACAGATCCAGAGGGGATCGCGCCCAGATCCGCCCGCCAACCATGTGGAAGGGGAGGTGAACCCAGTTGAACAGGGGGTTGCCAGCCCGATCATGGTAGGGCAGGGCACCCGGATCGCTGCCCTCGCCACGCACCACCGTCGCGCCGCTGCCTTCGCCGGCCACGCGCAAGAACAGCCCGTCAGGAAATTGACGGGTGGGCTTCAGCCAGAGTTCGTATTCGGGGATCCCTGACGAATGCGGCTCCTGGGCGCCCCCGAAGCCGAAGGTGGACAGCAGGCCAGAGTTGTCCGTTTGGTTCGCCAGCGCCCGGAGCAGTTGCAGGGACCGCTCAGTCGGCGCGTCCTGGAACTTCAGCTTCTTGTGAAGCTCCGGCATCGTGTCCTTGTACCAGCGTTCCGGGCGAAAGCGCATCCGGATCAAGTACGGGAGTTCGTCGAACTGCTTGTACGCCGTGGGAAAGGCAACCTCGAATGGGGACAGTCCTTCCGTCCGCCCGCGCCCCGTGTTCAGCGTTTCCCCGATCATCGCGCCCGTGGGATCGAACGCTTGGCCCAGCATGGGCGAGCCGCACTTGGGGCAGACCTGGCCGGCGCCCATGATCTCCTGCGGGCTGGACACTTCCTGGCACGCCTGGCACTGCTCGAAGGGCACCAGGATCTCGCCTTCCGCCGCCTGCGGATCCCAGTACGGATGAAGGAACGAGTTGCCCGTGATGATCGCCCAGAAGTCTGCGAGTCGCCATTGCTCCTCGATCCGATGCTCCGCGCCGATGAACGGCTCGATCTCGTCCGCCACCTCCGCCGCCGCGACGTTGGGGGTGCCCGTGCCGACCGGGCGCGCGTAGACCTGGAGATTGATACTGGACATCATCGCCAGGAGAGCTTCCGTCGCTTCCGCGAACTTGTTGGTCACGGGGCGCGGAATCCACTGGGCCATCCGCTTGTCTGACCACTGGCCGCGCTTCTTGTCGTAGTAGATCCACTGCCGTCCCAGGACGTACAGCAGGTTGCGCCACCAGTTGCGCTCGAAGACCCAGCGACCTTCCAGGGCTTCCTTCTTGCACTCCTCCATCACATCGAGCAACGTCCGGTCGTTACCGAACGGATCGACGGCTTTCTTCTGCTCGCCAAACAGCGAAGCGATCCCGTCGTCGAGGCCAGCCGGATCGCCTTCTCCGCCAGCGGACGGTGCCGGTGTGATCGGGATGTCAGACATCTTCGTGCCTCACTTCATGGCTCCATCCCCAGTTGACGCGCCTTCTCGTCGCCAATGTCATCGAAGGAAAGCTCATCACCGATGGAGGGAATGCCCTCACCCTCGAACGGCGGCGCCGCCGTGTGAATCACGGGGGCACCGAACGGCACGCCAACCTGCTTCGAGAGCAGGATGGATCGTTCCGCTTCCACCTGGTTCAATCGCGCGCGAAGCCAGTCGTTCGTAATCTCTGCGGCCACGGCACGCTTCTCCAGTTCCAGGTTCCTGCCGCGCAGGACATTGTTCTCCGCGATCAGACTCCGCAAGCTCCCCTGATCGGAGTGCGCTTGCCACGACTGCACCACCCACTTAGGAACCCACATGTCGCCTCCAGATTGGGTGCGGGGGCAGGACTCGAACCTGCGACCGGCGGGTTATGAGTCCGCTGCTCTACCTCTGAGCTACCCCGCGTCACCACTCGAACATGTCGCCCGTGGGCACACTGTCCGGGGACCATTCTAGCTCAGAGGGATCCCGAGACAGCCGCCGCTCCCGTTCCCAGGCCCAGCGGGCATCATCCGGCACCTGGTCCGCTGTCCGCCCGGCGACCAGCACCGGCTCCATCGGAAGCTCCGGCCAGGTCATCACCGCATACCGCAACGCATCGCACAGATCGTCGTCGAGCTTGAAGGGCGTTTCGCGCCCCTTCTCGCCCGTCGCCTTGTTGCTGGTGTCCTTCCACCGATACGACCGCAGTTGCTGCACCAGCAACGGGCAGGCGGACTCGACGATCTTCAGCCGTCCGATCTTGAGCCAGGAGAGGATCCGCTGGATGCCGGCCCAGACTTGGTTTTCGGCAGCAGACGCAGAGATGCCGTGTTGCGCGAGTTCGATCTGGACCTGGGCGGCGCTCCGGTCGATCCCGTAGCGGATGTCCGCATAGCCGACCCCGAGGCTGCGAACAGCGACTGCATGTTCTGCGACGGACGCCATCCGCTTGGAATATTCCTTGATGCACACCAGCCCTTGCGGCGCCGCCACCAGCGCAACAGCCGCAAAGGGATGATCCGCGCCGGGATCCATGCCAACCACCAGGGGGTGTCGAGGATCCGGATCGGGCCAGGACGGTAGGACGGCACGTACCTCGTTGTCGTTGTGGAGAATCGCCTGCTCGATCTTGTCGCCATAGATCGCCCCCTCGAAGCTGACAAACTCCGCCTCGAACTCCTGCTTGAACCACAACGGGTCCATCGTGGCCCGCGCCTCGTCCACTTCCTCTTTCGGAATCGCGGGGTTGTCGATGGTCTTGTAGCGCACCGCCCAGTAGCCGCGCGTCTGATGCGGGCCGGGCTGCGCCCGTTTGTAGACGGTGTGGTAGAGCCAGTCGAAGCCGTTGGGCGACGTGGTGAACCAGGAGACGCCACGCTTGTCCGCCAACGCGGGGCGCAGAGTATCCCAGACGACCTGGCGCATCTTCCGGCACTCGTCGAGCCAGGCCCAGTCGAGCGAGGGACCGCGCATCCGCTCCGGATCCTCGCCTGACCGGAACTGGATCAGGCTGCCGTTTTTCAGTTTCAACTCGAAATGCTGCTCCGACCAGTCCTCAATCGCCTCACGCGGCATGATCCGCAGGACGGCGGGAATCACGTAGTCGTGCAGATCGCCATACGTCGGCGCCACGCACCAGCCAACCGTGCGCGGGACGGCAGACTCCTCCACCGCACTGATGCCGCCGACGAACGTCTTTCCGCCGCGCCGGCCCGCGATCAACGCGAGCCGCTGAAACGCGCGGGTGCCATCGGCCAGCCGTTGCCGCCGCGCCTGGAGGAACGCTTGCTGGTAAGGGTTGTGGAGGATGCGAATGCTGGTCTGAGCGTTCGCGCGCGTCAACCGGCTCATCGCGGTTTGGCTGCCTTGCGGAACAATCCTTCTTGGGCGACCGCCCTCCAGCGACCGGGATCAAGCATCGCTCCAGGTTCCATCAACCCGGCGCGCTCGAAGATGTCCCCGATACCACCGTAGTAGGGTTCGCCTTTTGCGCCGCGCAACCCCTCCCACACATCGGCTGGAGTTTGTCCTGGTTGGTAAGGTCGTCCGACGATGCGACGGAGCGTGCCCAACGTCGCGTCTTCCAGCCGGCGATACAACTCGCCGTTCGACAGGGCGCGTCCTTCGTTCCCGACCATGTATGCCCGAATCTGCGGAAGCTGGCGTTCCAGCGTCAGGGCTGGATCAAGTCCGAGCAACTGGAGCCAGTACCGATCCAGCGCCAACTGATCCCGTCCCATCATCTGCTGGGCCAGGGCTTCCGGCTTCATCTTGTGCCCGCCGGTCAGCAACGGCTGACCCGCAAACGCCCGCTTTACGTTGGGCAGCTTGGAGCCAACCATGCCAATGCCCATCTCGTGCATCGCTTCCGGCGTGAGATCGTCAACGCCGCGCCCAAGGATGGAAGCGGACTCCTGCCCTGACTGCACAAACTGCGTCCCAGGACTCGTCGCGCCGTAGACGCGCGCCACTTTTTCGAGTTCGTCCAGGTTGCCTCCCACGGCAGGCATGAACCGGCGCGTCAGATCCCATTCCGCTGGGCGACGACGCGCAACCTCCAACGCATCTTCGAGCTTGGCAGCCACTGGCGAGCGCAGGGCATACCCTCCAGCGACCGTCTTGAGTCCAGATTCAATACCCTGTGGCTTGCGCGCCAGCGCACGCGCCAGCCGACTCGCCGCCAGACTCGCGTCCGTCGCCATCGCTGCCGGCGCCGCCAGTTCCGATGGTCCCAATCCAATCGGATCCATCCGCGAGATGTTGTCGAGCGCGCGGCGGGCGAACGTCCACCAGTGATCGTAGCTGGACGGATCGGTCACGAATGACCAATCCGGTTGCTCAACACCTGGAGGCGTGAGGATCTTGGGCATCAGCGTGTCGGAGTCCAGCCACCAGTCGGCACACCCTTGCGATCAATCGCTTCGCGCGCCACCTTCCACGCGCGGCGCGCTTCCTCGACGGGGTTCTCGCGCGTCACGAGTTGGCGCAACGACGCATCGCGGAAGTCGCTCTTGGAGACAAACGGTGTCACGCCGCTGCCCCATTCCGGAGTTCGTCCCGCACGCTTCCACCCCGCAGACTCCGACAGGATCTCCGAAGGATGCGTCATCCGACCAGTGAGGCGGCTCCGATACCCGTGGCTCTTGGTGAGAGCTTCGTAAGCACTGTGCGCGCGAGACGGATCCGACAGATTCTGCACGGCATGACCACCCACTTCATGCCCCACCAGGCGCATAGCCGTTGGTAGATCTGTGACAGACTGCGCGATCTTCTCTGGGTTGAAGTTCAGGTCAAAGGCGCCGCCCGCCGCCGTGGCCCGATCCTTCGCCTGCTGGAGTCCCTTGTTGCGAACGGTGTATTCCAGGCCGCGCGGATCGAAGTGCGCCGTTGCCACCTCTCCGCCGCCGCCGAGATACGGATTCGCCTCTGCGCCTCGCGCCGTCACCTTGCGGAAGTGACTCATCGTGCGAGGATGCGACTCCGCGAGTTGATACAGCGCATCCTGGACGTAGCCCAACCCCTTGCGCGCGGCGTCAGTGATCCCTTCAGGGATCTCCATCGTCAG